CGGATACTGACACAGAAACTATTATGTGGTTTGCAGATAAAATTGAGGAATATTATGGTAACATGGATATAGTAAAGGAAGATACTATTGAAGCCTCAATACTTAAAGCACTATCGACATCAGGATCGGCTGGAGAATGGGCAAAGCAGACGATACTTGAGGAAGATTGGAAGACAACATCGTTTGAACGTATGGCAAACTTCTGGTATGAATGTACGAAATTCATAATAAATGTGAGAGAGTGTAATTCAGACAGAAATGAGAGAATACACACATACATGTTGTATAGGAAAGTAGAAATACTCCCTATTGATGAGAATGGAGACGTCAAAATCACAAGATTAATGCAAGCACCTCACTTGCCAATAAGAATTGCAGACCTAGCGTTTTTCAGACAGTATAATGATTCATTATCTGTTAGCTCATATAGACTCCCGGCTGTTATTGGAATGGTGATAGAACATGATTTACCATGTTTTATAGATATCTTTGAAAATAAAATATACATAACTGGCGATTTTAGCGACTTTGATGGGCATCAACACCCAGTAATGATAATAGGAAATTGCATGGCTAGATTAAGGTATGTAATGAATGATAATACAAAGACAAATAAGGACAAGATGAGACACATAATGTACATAACGTCAAAGTATCAAGTGATGTTGAGAAGGAAAATAGAGTCATCATGGGGCATAAGCATTGATATAATAGGACAACAACCCAGTGGAGACATAACAACGAGTGATGACAACAGTGCAAGATCCGCTACATTTGTCATAGTCGTGTCCATGATGTATAAAAACGAGGTTAAGTGTAGATGGTCAATTAAGGAACCAATCTATGACAGAAAAGGAATGTACAAATTTAGTGACTACCAGTATGACTCCCAGACAACAGGAGATGATTTCCTAACAAAAATAGGAGGACAAGTCAGTGAAAAAGAGACAGTAGACAATATGATTATGACTGCAAAGACAATAGGGTGGTCACTTAAGGAGTGTAATGCATATCCGTCAGTGGAAGACGGAGGAGTGCCAATATCATTGGGACATAGTGTTGAACCAGTAACAATTATAATAAACAATGAACTTGAACATATAACTATCGGAATGATAATGAGACCCGGAAGAGTGTTATATCCAAAAATGCTATTTAAAGCGGGTGAATTTAACAAAATGACACTAACAATGAGACAAAATATAATGGCAAAAATGTTATCATACATATATATGTTATGGGGAATGCCAGAAGTGGTTGTAACAGCATTATATATAGCATGTGAGATTGGGTTACCGATACCTAACAAAGACAAATTGCCATATACATGGTCAAAAGCAAAAATACCACTGAGTGGGTATACCCCGTTTGAACCACTATGGAACAGAATGAGGGCAAGAATAACAGAACCAGTTAAAATGTATAATGTAAACAGAATGGAATACCAATACGAGCTGATTAAATTTGTAAAAGACCATGGATATGATATATCTGATTCATGGGAGGAGAAGGATGGGAAAATAATTTGGGACTACAATAGGTTATTCAAATCAATGACAAAGCATGCCAAAATGAAATTTAGACATAAAATAGAAGAACATTATGTGTTTAAAGAGTCAACAATGCAACAGAAAGGAGGAAACAAATGGAAATGCAATCACATTGGAGACAGTGACATATTGACAAAAATGGATGCATACGAAGGAAACACCATAAATCTAATGTGTTTAAAATGTGCAAGAGAATATGGAGTTTCAAAAGAAAACACAAAAATAGTAATAGGGAAAACTTCATGGGAAACAAATGAACTGCTTGTGAAGCAATATATATAGAGGGGTAAGCAGGCCTAATCGGTCAGGTTTCATTTTTTTTTTT